TATATCTTTAATTGCCATCCGGGGAGAGCCTGATCCCACGCTGCCCGATATAGAGCGCGAGGCGTGTTTAGCCTTCGCTGTCTCTTTTGTACGAGTATTGACCGTTTGTGCTGCGTCTAGCTTTTTAGCTAAGTCGGAAAACACCGGGTCGCCGTTCACAACATAGTTGTATGCTGTCTCAAGTATTTCACCTTGAGAGGAGCCGCCTTGCTGCGTAAGGGCTGCCACTACCGGGGCCATCTTCTCTTCAAGCTGTGCCGCTGTCTGAGAATCTGTAGCCGTGAATAGAGGCTTACTCGACATGAAAGACTGTACGGTCCCCAAGGTTTGCTGTGCAACTACTTCTTGATGCTGCGCCGAGATCATAGCCTGTACCTTCTCTTCGGCTATGCGCTCCGCCTCGTCCTTCGTAAGGTACCCTTCCTGTGGATAACCTTGTTGATACTGTGGATAATATCCGGTCTGCTGTTGTTGCTGCCACGCGTTGTATAAATCTTGCGGGGTAACGCCGTAATTCTCTAGGTACTCTAACGCGGCTTCGGCCGGGTTATCGCGTAACGCCACATCCCACTTGATAGCGTTTTGTAATACCGTAATGGGGTCTAACTGCATACCCGAATAGGTTTGCTTTGCCTCTTCGTAGACGGACGCCATAGCCTCGGTTTGTCGCTGTAACCGATCTAGCTCTACCTTGCGTCGCTCATAGTCGGCGCGGGTCTCATAGCTACGTCGAGAGAGGTAGGCTTGTAAAACGTGCGCGTTTTCGGTCGTAGGCTTTAAGAAGGCTTCGCGCTCCGCCTTGCTCATATCGGACGGAGGAGCTACCGCGCGAGGGGTAGAATCTGCCTCTACCCGCTCTACTTCGCGCTCTATTTTAGTCGCGGTTGATTCCGCTTGCGTATCTTCTTTGCGGTACTTAGGGCTATCGTCTGCCGCAGAATAGTTATCGGATAGCGCGCCTCGGATATCGAGTTTTGCGGGTTGGCTTTCGCTGGTCTGCGCTTCGGTGTCTTTTACGTCATCCATTCCTATACCTGTCTATTATCTGGTTTCTTAATTTACGGGCTAGATCGTTTGCTGACTGCTCGGAGCGTTTCTCCGGGTTGTACCCTTTGTCGTATGCGTCGCCGACCTCTGTAACTCCCGCGGCTTTGTACGCCTCTCTGAGCTTCGATTTACTGGTATATACCTCTTTAGGGTTCAGAGGGTTCCGGGTAGGTTCCATTTCATCTTGAATGAATAGATCCCGAGCCCAAGTACCGCGCGAACGCTGTACCTCTTCGATAGGGACTACCTTTTTCTGGACGTGGCAATACTGGAACAGTTTATATTTACTCATATACTTTCGTACTCTGATACTAACGTAGCAGGGTTTACAAATAAAGGCTAATCATTATCCAAAGTAGCCAGTATCAAGAGCGCCTTCCACTTTCGGTGCTTAACTTTCAATCGTCGCTCTTCCTCGGCGCGTATTGCGGCTATCCGCTCTTCCTCTACCCGGATTGCTTCTAAGCGTAGCGCCTCTACTCGCGCGGCTTCTATAAGGGCTTGCCGCTTCTGCTCTTCGGCTCTAACGCGAGCTTGTAACTCTTCGGCGCGAGCTTGCACGATGGAGGCGATCTCGGCTTTTACCTCTCGCCGATATTCCTCTGCGAGCCGTTCAAAGTCGGTCCCTGGTTTAGCGGTTATCGGACCTTCTTCGCGAAGTACCGCTTCGGTTAATTCCTCTACAAGAGACTCCGGAACGTCGCCATCCTGTAGCCTTGCTTCTGCTCCGTTAATCTTGCGTAAAAGTAGGTTTTTCCACTTTACTTCGTTTTTTCGCTTCCTTTGCTTCTGCTTTTGCTTAGACTTGAGATACTGCGCCGCGATCTCTTCTTCTTCTTTGCTTCGTCGCTTGCTTTGCGCTAACGCGTCCGAGGTATCAGTTACCGCGCCCTCTAGCTGAATTGTCGGGAGAAATACCTGCGCGGTAGACGCGAGCAGGTTTAGCGTTATGGTCTGTGCTCCACCGGCTTGAACAACTGTAGGAAGAAAAACTTGAGCCGTTGACTCAAGGCGATTCAGTGTAATTGTAAACGGTGTATTAAGGACGACGGTTGGATTAAACGTCTGCGCTGTCGATTCTAGTTTATTTAAAATGATGGTTTGTGCAGCAGAAATTGCTTGAATCGGCAGAGATTCTATTTCAATCTGTGCTCCGTCAAAAAAAAAGCGATTCGCCATCTATGCCTCGCCTAGAATAATCGCTCCGCTCGCCGATTGCGCTGTATTCATTACAGCAAAAATAGAAAGACAAGCATCATCAAGCACTTCGTTAAACTGCCCGAGCATCCTGCCAGTAGAAACACAGTCTGTTACATTCGCACCTTCCGAATCATTTGCGAACGCCCATGCCAAGGGTTTATAGAGCACTACTCCGAAATTGCCTGCGATTCCAGTTGTCCCTGCTAAAGTTACAGCCTCAACGGAACGAATACCTGTATCGCCAGCCTGAAGAGGGATTCTTGTTAGATTACCAGTCGAGCTTTGACCTGAGCCTCCAAAAACCATAGCAGTGCTAACTCTACTTCCCACGCCGGCACTATTTGTATATTCAACTGTCACTGTAGTTGCCGTTCCTCCTACGTTGGTGTGCATTATTAAAGCAGCTTGAACGCCTTCTCCGTCTGTGTATCTCGTTAGGGCGGCTGTTGGTAGGTTTGTTGTTTGCGGTGTTGTCAGAGTAGCGTTAAGCCCCCCGCTCATATTCAACATATCAATGATCATCATAGCGCACCCGCCAACGCCCGATGGATTAAGTCTAGCGCCTAGAATAGAAAGTCTTCCGCTCCCGCCGTCGGCTACCTGACTATTTATAGCCCTATCGCTATTTTTATTATAAGCGACGGATGCTGTGGGGATAGCAGGAGCCGGCACAAAAAGCCTAGAACAATCCGACATTCTTCCTGTCTGAGCTATTCCAGCACTCATTTGAAAGTCAGCAGATTGATTTGCTCTATAAGCAGTTAGATAAGCGCTGTAATCTGCAAAGGCCATTTACTTCTCCACAAAACTCATCGTTCCCCACACCTCTGGGGCTGTTGTAGTCGCTGGAATGAAAAACAATGCCAAGCAAGCGTCGTTATCAATTTTGGGAATCCCTGGGAGTCCTGTAGTATAATCTCTCCATCCGCCAATCCCCGATGCACCTACAGGAATCCAAGCCAAAGGTTGCGCTATCGTAATTCCAAAGTCCCCTGCCGTTCCTGTTGAAACTGCTAATTTAATTTTTTCAATCGCTCTAATGCCACTATCTCCAGCGGCGAGTGGAATTCTTTGCGCTCTTGTTACTTCTCTAAAATTGGTTGTTCCGATGTTTATCGTGCTCGTTATGCCAGTGTTTCCATCTTGATCGGTGTAGGTCATTGTTAAAGTTACTGAGGATGCTCCAATGGCTGTATAAATCTCATAAAAAGCAAAATTACCAACGCCGCCAGTGTTTCTTGTTAAAGCAGGAGTTGGAGTAGCTCCTTGTATAGTTTGATCTAATGTAGACGCTCCGCTTAACCCGCTAATATGAAAAAGCCGATCATAAAGTAAAAATACTCCAGGGGCTTGAGGGACAATCCCAGTTGAAATAAGCCACTTCTCTCTAGTGCCGCCAGCGGCGGTAAATGGAATAGCGCCCTGCGTAGTTCGTGTAGGAATTGCAGCGGCTCCAGGCGCAGTGCCTCCAGCAGGGTATCCATCATACGTCCAAAGAGAGCAGCCTCGTCCTGCAATAGGATTTATAACAGTTACGCCCGACACTCTCGGCACCTTGTGATAAAAGATATTTTCTGGCGTTCCGTTGCTGCCACCTGTCTGTCTGTTAATTAAATCCGATAAATCTGTTAAAGCTGCCATTAGTTTCCGCTCCAGTTTATGCCACGAGAGATTGCATCGGTTTTTACTTCGTTAATAAATGCAGCAAGATTGTCGTAATTGATGCCACTACTCATTTGCATCGAGCCAGTATTGGACTCAAACATTACAAAAACCGCTTCCCCTTGCCCTGTGACTTCAGCGATCCAATCACCCGTAGAAGCTGTGTATTTGACAGTGCCGCCAATTATTTCTGCGATCATAAAGCAAAGATTCCAGAAGCGTTAAACTGAACGTCGATATTATTACCGTTTGGCGTAACGGGTAGTCCGCTTGCGGCCACGTCGAGGTACATTATTAAAGGCGACGTAGCTGCGGAGCCCGTATCTTTGTATATGATCAGAGCCTCAACCGAAACGCCGCTAACCGAGGTAAACGTTACATCATCGGCGTTAAACACTCCGTTGGTAATAGTCTTAGACGCTAAGGTAGCGGCCGTCCCAACTATCGCTCCGCTAGCCGCCGACCAAAACTCATCGGTTCCGCTGTAGGTATACGCGCCCGTATCAATTAGAGCGATTTTAATGGTATCGGTAGGCAAGTCGATCAAGGCGTCAAGAAACTTCTCTTTAGCTTTAGGGTAAATTGCGTTTGCCATAGTTACTCTAATTCAATCCCGGACGGATTGCCTTCCTCGTCTAGCGTTATACGTTGTACTTTTACCACCGGTTGTTCGGTTATCTCTATACCTGTCGGATTGCCGAGTTCGTCGGTTATAATCTTACCCGATTTTTTCCGACCCTTCATACCTCCGATTCCCATACTCATAAGGTTTGAATTGGAGTTTGCTTGTTCCATCTGAAACCGGAGTCTTTCCATTTCTGAGTTACTAGCTAATCGCCTTTCTTCCATTAGCTTCTCAGTTTCCGAGAGCTTCGTAGCGACGCGCTCTAGCTCTAGCCGTTGAAGGTCGAGCATAGCTTTCACGCGGTTGTTCTCCGCTGTGATCTCGTTCTTAGTCTGGTTTGCGTCCGCCGCGTTCATTACCTTCATCTGTTCGATGTAGAGAGCGTTGTTCTTGATCTCTAGTTCTTGTTGCGCGAGATATTGTTTTGACGTTTCGATGGTCTGTTTAAGGTATAGCTCCTGAGACTTAAACTCCGCATCCATAGCCTGTTTTTGCTGCTCTAGCTGAGCTTGCATTTGTGCGATCTCTATATTCGGATCCGGAGGCGGAGTTTGATTAGCGGCCGCCTCTTCTCTAGCTTGCGCGAGCTTCGTTACGGTACCTAACGCCTTTTGGAAGATACCGTCTAGCTCTTCGCCGCCCTTGTATCTTCGCGTTACGTTCTGAAGTAACGCCATCGAGAAACCCGCGAGCGGAGGGTACTGCTCGATCATACCCTTCATCTGCTCAAAGAAAGAGGAAACGGAAGAGATCATCTCTAGGCCGTCTTGTTTTTCCTGCGCCTGGTCGAGAGCAACCATAGAGTCGCTAGCAATCTGGATACGGTAGCACCTCTTTTCGTCGTCCCGGTATAGGTCCGCTATCTGCGCCTTAACCGCGTCTAGTATCATCTGAGGATCTACCGGAGGTTGTCCCTCTTCCTGCTCTACATCGGGTAACATAGGCTCCAATAAGCCGTCTGCGTCGGCAATCTCAAAGATAACCTCTGGCTCAAACTGCTCGGCGATGATGGTACCGACCTTGCTAAGAGCGTTAGAGATAAACGCCGAAAATTGGTTCTGTCGGACGATGAGACCGAGGCTAGACCAACTACTTTCCAAACGGTTAGCGGTAGCGGTCTTAGTTGCGTCGCTAGCTCCGCGGAGCAGGTCCGATACCTTGAGCGTTTCAAATAACTGCCCCATAGCATCCGAGCGGGCTTGTCCGAGTACCTGTAGCGCGTTGATGAACGGGCTAACGTCCATAAAGTTGACGCCACCTTGCAATCCGCCGCGCCCTTGGTAGTTCGGCCAGTTCATAACCGGGATAAACTTGAGGTCGCCGGATAGGAGCTGTTCAACCTGTTGTCCCATTGTCGCGTCATATATTGCGTTAGTTCGGATTGCCTGAACGATAGCCGCAAGCCGCGTGGTGAGCCGTTCAATCTGAAGGATCTGGTCTTTAACGTGTACATAATCCGAGACCGGTATAACGTTGTCCGGGTCTACCGACTGGTTAATGACGCTACACGGAAAGAAGTCTTCAAACTCTACGAGAGGCTCGGATTCCTGGATGATAGACTTGTCGCCGTTCTTTTGGAGCCAGTAGACGCGCTCGGAGGTTTTACACCATATCTCCCATAGCTCGGCTTTCCCTTCGTATATGCTGCGATCCTTCTTGTAATCTTCGCGGACCGAGTTGGGGTATGCTGAGTAGTTGAGCTTATTGGCTATCTCTTTACCAAACTTTGCAGTAGCGGCTTCGCGGTCGAGATACGCGCGACGGGCTACCCACTCGATCTCTGACTCGTTACGCGCGTCGGAGGTGAGGAAATCGTCAAACTGTACGATATCAAGGATAGCGCGCTCATCTTCCTTCTTTTCGATCTCTACCTTCGCGATGATAAGGCCGGTCGGATCCTCAACTACTTCCACGATCCCCGGTTGTGCCATATCAAACGGCGCGCCGGTCTGGTCTACGAGGCTCCCGTCCTCTAGCCTCATAAGGGCTACTTCCACGATCTCTTTCTCGAACTCGGCATCGTAACGAGCCCAAAGGATAGCGCGTCCGGTTAGTAAGAATTGTAGAGCCGCGTTGAATCCTACTTGGTCGAAGTCGAAATACTCGTCTAGTGCGTATTGTATGTTTCGCTCTAGGATAACCGCGCCGACCTCTGGTACCATACCGCCGGACCGCTTGCGTAGCCTTACTTGTGCTTTAGGGGTCGATGAGTAGTACGCCGGTAGGAGCGTGTTGATACAGTACCACCAAACGTTTATCTTTCTTTGAGTGTCGTTTAGGTCGTGTTGCGCGCGGTAAACCTTGATAGACTCGCGCCCCCAGTCTACAAACTGTTTTGTGCGCTCTTCGCCTTCAACGATCTGCGAGTTCCAATACCGGGCTGAATACTTCTCTACTACCGGTTTATCGTCGGTACCTATCACGTTACACCCTAGCCCTATTCGTTTGAGTCCGCATCTGCGTAATGTACTTCGCCAACTGTACTTGTCCTCCGCGCGCCGGTTCCACCTCTTTTTTGTACGTCGTATCGAGTACCCGTACCTTACAAAGATACCGTAGCGCGTCCGCTGCGTGATCATCCCCGGCACTATCGCAGTCCTCGGGCTTGCGCGGATCTACCTGTAAAGCTGGTAACGTATCCAAAAGGTAAGGGCAACTACTAAAGATATATAGCATAGGAGTAGGAGCCTGTAGACGCTGCCGGATCTGAGACCACCCGGACGGCCGGTCGTTGTCTGCCGGTCGAAACGACGGATGCTTATACTTTGCGAACACTTGATTAAACTGATCCGCGATTCGTGGTCCGCCGTTTGAATTGAAGATAGAGGGATCCGCGACGGCTATAGGGTTCTCCGACCCGGATAGCTTCGCGATGCGGTCCGCCTGGTCTGTATTCTCTACCTGCGTACCCCATATTTCCCGGTATATAACTATCGACCCTTGCGGATAGGGTACCTCGTTTCCTGCGTCGTCCTTACCGCTCGACACCGCGCCCCAAACGGCCGCGAACGGGCTACGGTATCCCCAGTCGTAGCCAAGGTAGCGCGCCCAGTGTGACGGGATAGTAAACGGCCGGATAATGTGCCGGGCTCCAAACTCCGGGAAGTAACTACCCTCGGTAATCTCGAAGTCGCCTTCGAGCCACGCGCGAACCAACTCAGGAGAGCCGACCATGTGTAGCCGGTCGATATAGTCCGGATCCTTGTCGAGTAGTATTTTGTTATCCGTTATCCGCGACGGGATATATATGTAGGGCACCTTCTTACCCGTTGGGAGATCCCAGTATAGCGGCTGCATACCTAGCGGAGCGGGCTTAACAAACCGTTCGCGAAGCCATGTATGCCCAGGGCCGCCAGGGTTAAACGTTAGCGTGAGTTGTGTATCTGAGACACCGCGTAGGCATCCGAAGAGTTTGAAGATAGGAGCCGGGCTAGGGTAGTTTCCCGCCTCTTCTACGGCCGCGTCGGTTACTCCCTGACCTTGGTACTTTTTGGCGTCGTTGTCATTCGCGAGCGGACGGAAACGAATACGGGCTCCGTTCGGAAAGATGAATTGGTTTTTCATCTGGTTAAACCGCGCTCCGAGAGGTTCGTATATATCGCGCGCGCGCTCTATGAGGTCGTCGGCTTGCGGTAGTTCCTGCCGAAAGAATACCATATTGCGCCGCTTGTCGGAGGTCGCCTTCACCCCAAACTTACCTAGTACGGCGTCGGTTTTACCTCCGCCTCTGCTACCGCCAAACCCTACTAG